TTTTAAAAAAAGGAGTGATTAATTTGCCTAACCCAGTAGGATGCCCACCTACCTTTAAATCATCAAAAGAGATAGAAATGCTTATAAATAATTACTTCAAAGATTGTGATGGTAAAGTACTGACAGATAAAGAAGGAAAACCAATATTAAATAAATATGATGAGCCTATTATTACAGGTGCTAAGCCTTATACTGTTACTGGGTTGGCTTTAGCATTAGGATTTACTAGTAGACAAACACTTCTTAACTACCAAGCAAAGGAAGAATTCGTGGACACTATTACGCGCGCGAAATCTATTATAGAGCAATATGCAGAACGAAGGCTTTATGATAAAGAGGGTTGTAACGGTGCCAAGTTTGCTTTAGCTAATAACTATGGTTGGAGAGAGAAACAAGAGATGGACATTACAGGAGATATGACTATAAATGTTACTATTGATTAAAAATAGTGTTTGTTTAGGGCATCACCTATATAAACACTTGAATACACCTTAAAAGTATTTATTTAGAATTGTTTTTGCGATTAATAAACAAATGTTTGCAAATGTCCTTGACTTCAAACAAACACTTATTATATAATATGTGTAATGAAGTTAAGGAGCGTGTTATATATGAATATAGCTTATGTAAGAGTATCCACAATAGAGCAGAATGAAGCAAGGCAAATTGAGGGTTTAAACAAATATAATGTTGATGAATGGTTTATTGAAAAGGTTTCTGCTAAAGATACCAATAGACCTAAACTGCAAGAGATGATAAAGTTTGCTAGAAAAGGCGATACAATATATATCCATAGCTTAGATAGGTTGGCGAGAAGTACAAAGGATCTATTGGATATAGTAGAGCAGTTACAATCAAAAGGCATATACCTAGTAAGCAGCAAAGAGGCAATTGATACTAATACAGCTACAGGTAAATTAATGTTAACTATGATTGGTGCCATTAATACATTTGAGCGTGAGAACATGCTGGAACGACAAAGAGAAGGCATAGCGATTGCAAAGGAGAATGGAGTATATATGGGTAGAAAAGAAATAGACTATCCTGTTAATTGGGTAGAAGTATATAGTAAGTATAAGACCAGGGAGCTAACTGGCACTAAAGCAATGGATATGTTAGGGCTCAAAAGAAATACATTTTATAAATTAGTTAAGAGTTATGAAGAAGGTATCTAATACCTTCTTTTTTCTATTCAGGAGGTGATAAGGTGCCAAGTCTGAATATCCATATACCAAAAGAAGTATTCAATGATATATTTTATCCTTACTTGGAAACCAATTACCGATATGAAGTGTATTATGGTGGAGCTGGTAGTGGCAAGAGCGTATTCATTGCTCAGTCATATGTATATAGGATGTTAACTCATAAGATGTTGAATTTATTGACAGTGCGCCAAACTGGTGACACTAATAGGGATTCAACATTTGCTTTGTTTAAGCAGTGCATAAGCAAGTGGGGATTAGATAAGCAGTTCACAGTAAGAGAGAGTGACATGAGGATAACATGTAACCTTAATGGTAATAGCATAATCTTCAAGGGCCTTGATGATACGGAGAAGCTTAAGTCTATTACATTCCCTAAAGGTGAGTTAACTGATGTATGGATAGAGGAGGCTTCTGAGGTATTACTAGAAAGCTTTAACCAACTAGATGTACGTCTTAGGGGTGGTAATACTAAGAAACAAATAAGAATAAGTTTTAACCCAGTAAACATTAATCACTGGCTTAAGAAGTTCATAGATAAGAAGCAAGCCAATAAAATGGCACTTCATAGCACATATAAGCATAACAAGTTCTTAGATGATGCGTATAAGGAACTACTTGAAGCTTATAAAGAAAGTGATCCTTATTACTACACTGTTTATTGCCTTGGTGGTTGGGGTGTAGTTGGTAAGACCATATTTGATGCACAAAAGGTCAATGTAAGGCTTGCAGAGATTAAAGGATATAAGCCATTTAAACAAGGTACCTTTGTTTATGAGTATGTAAATCAAATGATAGTTGATAGCTCTATTAAATGGATACCTGGTGATGATGGCTGCATTAGGATATATGAAGATGTAAAGAGCGGATATCCTTATGTTATCGGTGGTGATACTTCTGGTGATGGTTCAGATTTCTTCATAGGTCAGGTAATTAATAATACCAATGGAAAGCAAGTAGCCACATTAAGGCACCAGTTTGATGAAGATCTATATGCACAACAAATGTATTGCTTGGGTAAGTACTTTAATAATGCGCTTATAGGCATAGAGGTCAATTTCAGTACGCATCCAATAAAGGAACTTCAAAGACTCGGTTACTCTAATATGTTTATGCGTGAGGTTGAGGATAGTATAACCAATAAGATTGAGAAGAAGTTCGGCTTCCAAACTAACAAGCTGACAAGGCCTCTTATTATCGCTGACTTAGTAACTATAGTAAGGGAATCAACAGAGCTGTTTAATGATGAGGATACCTTGGATGAGATGCTAACCTTTGTAAGAAATGAAAAGGGTAAAGCTTGTGCTCAAGCAGGTAGCCATGATGATTGTATTATGGCTATGGCTATTACTTATTATATTAGGAGTCAACAGAGTTACAAGGCTACAGACCAACTAATCCCAATGAGAAAGAAATGGATTGAGATACACAGACCTAAAAAGAAAGCGAGGTATTAAGATGGTAACTAAGACTTATAAGTGTGCTGTTCATGGTGAGTTTGATGTGCACAGTGACATTAATGATAAGCCACCAACGATATGTAATAAACCTATGGTTGGTGATGAACATGGTATGGTTTACTGTGCAATGCCAGTAATAAGAGTATATAAAAAACTAACATACATGGATGCTGAGGGGTTCTGTGGCAAGGTGTATGGATGTCCTTAGAAAGGGAGTGATTAGATGGGAATAAGAGAAACAGGCAAGAAAGTCATTGATAAAATTAAAAAGGTTTTAGAGATAAACAACAGTGCACGATTCTTTGATATGACTACACCAGAGGCTAGAGAATCAACAGTACTTGAGGATTATACCTACGCTTCATCTGCAAGGTCAGAGCAACAAATTAAGTGGGTAAAGAATGACAACTATTATAACTCTAAGCACATAGCCTCAATAGAGTTAGCTAATCTACTAGAAGAACAAGGTGTTCCGTTTGTGCCAGCTATTATTCCAGATCCTTATATTCGTGTTGAGAATCAAATCATTCCAGATATACCTGACTTTGAGTTCAAGGGTAGGGATGATGATTTAGATAATAAAAAGGCAAAGCAAAGAGAGTATGTTGTTAGGTCCATAGTAGAGGCTAACAAGCTTGAAACCATGAACACAGACAATGAAAGAAGATTAAATAAGTTCGGTAATGCTTGGTGGAAAGTTGCATGGGATGGCACTAAGATGACCGCAACAACCTTGGGTGATATTGTTATAGGCAATCCTGATAATGCTAATATGTTTCCGGATCCTTCTGCAATAGATGTGCAACAGTGTGAATTTTTAATATATGCATATAGAATGCACCGTAGAGCTGCAGCAAGAATGTTTGAAAAACAATTAAAGAAACAAGACATAAGTATGAATGAAATAGGCACCGATGGAAAGGCAGCAGATACTCAAATATTTGATAATCAGACTAGAGATTTGTTTGACGATACTACACAGATTCTAGAATATTGGTTTAAGCAAGACACTTATGGTAGTTCTTCAGTAGATGTAGAAATTGAAGTCGATGGTAAAAAAGTTAAAAAGTCTATGCCTTATGAGTGGGTACCTGGAGACATTGCTTGTAGTATCCAAATCAACAATACTGAAATTCAATATATACCTAAGTACTGGATTAAGACAGGGAATCAGAATAAGAACTTCCCATTTGTTAAGTACTGCAAGATTCCAGTAGAGAATAGCTTTTGGGATAAATCAGATATGGAAAGTATTATACCTCTAGTGGATCAGTGTGACAGAGAGTTGGCCACTGCAATTCTTAATGATACGTTTATGGCCAATGACATATTAGTTGTTGAAGAAGGCGCGGCTGCAGATGGTTGTGAGTTTGAAACTCATCCAGGAGCAATGTGGAAAATGAAGACTGGTCAAATAAACGGAGCTAGAAGGCTTGGAGGACTTGCAAATCCTACTAACAGACTTGAAATGATTAATTTTTTGAGAAGTGTCATTCAAGAAACTTGCGGAGATTTTGACTCTAGCCAAGGCAAGGAACCAGTAAGAGTAACAACAGCTTCTGGTATTGCTCAATTAAATGAGAGGGCAGATGCTCGTAAGAATATCAAGAAAGCTGATAGGACTACAGGCTTTTCTTTATTGTATGAGTTAATAGATTGGACCGCACTAGAATTCTATGATGACAATAGATTAATCTTTATAGGTGTTAATGCTGAAGAGTTAAAGCCAGAAGAAAAGGCTGAACCTGGTATGACTAACTTAGATAAAACAAAAGGTCCTATAATATTTAAATTCAATTCAGATAATATGATGGTACCGGGTCAAGATGGTGAATCTTATTATCCTAGAATTGATACAGTAGTTAATGTTGGTGATGGATTAAGCAAGTCTAAATCCTTTACTATAGCAACAACTCAGGATATCGCTAAGATGAATATAACTCCTACAAACTACAAAATAGTTATTAGCATGGTCGATATGATGGATCTGCCTAATAAGAAAGATATCAAAACTTATTTAGAGGAATATTTCAAAAGCATGGCTGAAATGGCAGGGCAAAAGAAAGAGACTCCTAATGTTTCAATCTCATATAAAGATTTACCACAAGATGCTCAAATACAGATACTTTCACAAATGGGGATACAATCACAAGGTGGTATTAATCCAATGTCCATAACAGAGCAAGAAGTACCTCAAAATGGACAACAAACTGGTCAGTTAGATTATGCAAAAATCTTTGAAGGATTAAGCTTAGAAGAAAAACAACACCTAGATGCTAATCCACAGTTGTTAGAGAAATTCATACAAAGCCAAGGAGGTAATCTTAATGCAATGCAGCAAATGTAATTGTAGTTTAAGTATAAGTAAATCGCATATAGAATTTGAAGGAGACACAGACCCCAATACACCTACTAAAGCTTTTAATGTCTTAGATATGGTGTGTACAAACCCTAAATGCGACAACTACACTAAGGATCTTAGTAATCCTAAAATCATATTGGAAACTCTAAGGCAACCTATGAATTAAGGAGGAACTATGCTAGATAAAGTTAGAATAGGTATTTATGAATATGCAGTTATAGAATCTTCTGAACCTATAATATTGGATAAGGTGTTATGTAAGGGTTTAATTGATTACGATAATTTAACAATCACAATTAAAAAAGATATGCCAGAGGAAAAGAAACATCAAACCTTATGGCATGAAATTATGCATGGCATTGTTAGAGATTGGGGTGTTAATTTAGATGGTGACAATGAAGAATCTAAAATTGATTGGATAGCCACTGGCATGTGCCAAGTTATAAAAGATAATCCTAATTTATTTAAGGAGGAACATAATGCTAAAGAAAACAACAGCACCAAAAATGAAAGCATTAATGATGGAGATGGCAACAGATAAAAAGAAAAGTTTTGATCCTAAAGAAAGAGGTAAAAAGACAACTCCAAAGAAAACAAAGAAGAAAGTGAAGGGTTAATACATGAATAATTTAAGTTTTGGAGAAGCAATAGAAGCATTGAAAAGTAAATATAAAGTTGCTAGAAGAGGGTGGAATGGCAAAGGTATGTTTGTATATTATGTTCCAGCTAATGAATACCCTACATCAACAGTTATTGCAAAGAAAGAATTTGGCGAAATGGTTTCATATAATCCATACTTTGCAATTAGAAATGTTAATGGAACAGTTAGTACATGGGTTCCCTCTGTAAATGATTGTTTAGCAGAAGATTGGGAAATAGTTGATTAAGTAATTTTCAGACACAAATCAGAGTGTCTTTTTTCTTGCCCTAATATAAGGGTGCGACTAGGTAAGCTAGGAATTAATGGTCTACACCGACCCTAAATGTGGAAGGAGATAAACATGGCAATCAGAGAAGATGGAACAGTAGTATTCGAGGGTGCAGAGCAATTAGAGTTAGACAGAATAGTCGGCGAAAGATTATCGAGGGAAAAGGCTAAGTATTCAGATTACGACGATCTGAAGGGCTTAGATGAAGAATTAAAAGCCTTTGGATATGAGGGTACCGCAAAAGAAAGACGTGAGGCCATAAAGGCTCAACGCGAAGCCATTGCAACACAAGCTGAACTTGAAGAACTTCAAGAACAAGCAAAAGAAGAGGGCACTTCACCTCAACTTTTAGCAGAAATAAAAGAGTTAAAGAAGGAGTTAGCAGAGATTAAAAGCGAACGTCTAGCTAAAAAGACGGAATCGGAAAATAAAACAAAGGCTGATGAAGCTTGGAATAAGCAAGTAACAGAATTCCAAGAAGAATATGCAGATGTAGATTTAGATAAGTTAGCAGAAAATCCAAAGTTTAAAAAGTTTATTAAGGGTAAGGCCTTACCACTTAAAGAGCTATATGCGGATTTTACTGACTTCATTGGAGAAACAGAAGTTGAAGCTATCGTTAAAATGAAAGCAAAAGAAGATCGTTCTACTGGTAGCGGAAAAGGATCCGGTAATGAAGGTGGAAATTATGGTTTGACACCTGGCCAACAAGCATTATGTAAGAAGAATGGAATGGCTTACAAGGAGTATTCAGAAATACTAAAAAATATACAATAGGAGGAATTTGAAATGGATTATAAATACAACTTATATGGTAATGGGAACCCTGACTTTCACGAATGGGATATAGCAACAGGTACAGTAATTAAGAAAGGCCAAGTAGTTAAGCTTGCAGCTGGGTTAGTAGTTCTTGCAGTGGTAGCAGAAACTGCAGCAATATTAGGAATCGCAGCAGAGGATCACTTAGGTTCAGCTGATACTTTAAACCCTAGGTCAAATGGGTTAAAGATTAAAGTGTACGATTCCCCAGGAGCAGTATTCTCAAGTAAAGCAGTAAGTGAATTAACTGCAACATCAGGTTCAGGAACTACTTTTGCAGCTACTGGTCTTGCACTTTATGCAGATGCAGATTTTGTTAATGGTTATTTAATTCTAACCACTAAAGGTGGGGCAAGTACATTAACTGATCCAGTAGGTACAATCTATAAAGTTACAGGATTTACTGCTGCTACAAAACTATTTACAGGAGTATTCCCAGGTGGAGCAAGTGCGGGTGATAAGATGATTCTTATTCCACCAATGTTATTTGCTAAAGGTAACTTTGATGCTACCCTGCAGACAATAGATTACATCACTGCAGCCACAGGCACAGAAGCAAAGGTAGTTGATGTAGATCTAAAAATGAAAGAAATATACTGGTCACCATCACTGCACTTGCTTGGCAATAAGGCATCCTAATTAGGGTGTCTCTTCTATTACACAAAATTAAACATTAGGAGGAATAATAATTATGAACGATATATATTCTTATGCAAATGATCTATACCCATTGGTAACAAAGAGGTTCAATTCAGAGTATGCGAACTACGTTGAAACAATGAAATCACTTATCACAATAGAGAACACTGACAGAGTTGATGTAAGAGAAGAGGGAACAGGTGGTTTCGGTGAAATTCCTGACTATGATGGTTCTTCTGTACCAGAGCTTGCTGCAAAGAGAGGATTCGTAGCTATCTACACTCCTAAAGAGAAGTTAGCTAAAGCTACAGTATCATATAAGAAAGCTAAAATTGACATGTCTGGTGAAGCAGCTAAAACAGGTACAAGGCTTGCAGCTTCTATTGGCATGACTAGATTAATGGATTTCTACAGACTATTTGCTAATGGTTTCAATCCTGCTTACGTTGGTGGAGATGGAAAAGCTTTATTTGCTGCAGACCATCCAATGAGTTCAGATGCACAAAACACTCAAACATTTAACAACTTAGGAACATCAGTATTCAGTGTTGCTGCTATAACAATTGCACAAGCAGCGGCTAGAAGATTCCTAACTGTA